ATTGAAGAATGCGCTGCTTTCCCTTATGGTGATCATGACGATTTAGTTGATTCAACAACACAGGCGTTGTTGCGATTTAGGCAAGGTAACTTTATCAGCCTAGAGTCAGATTACATAGAAGATAAAAAATTTATAGAACCTAGGAGTTATTACTAATGGTAAACAAAATTAAACCGCGTGGCTCAGGCATAGCAATCAAAGGTCTTGGTAAGGCAAGCGACCTACTTTCACAAACGCCCTTGGACCTCCTCACACAGAAGATGGAACGTGATAGAGTTTTATTAGAAGTGCAAGACACTAGATTAAAGAACATTAAAAAAGACATAAAGAAAACAGAATGAGTACAGCACTACCATTACAACTTACACTTAAATATCACGATGAGGCTGTTGCCGCTGGTAAAAAATTATATAATAAAATTTTTGACGTAACGCCAACAAAATCATTTGTTGGTAAATCAAATCTAGTTTTTCAACTTGAAAATAATTTATCAAAATCATTGTATCAAAAATATGGTAATGATTTTTATTCTCATCCATTTAAGAATGCTGATTTATATAAAACACAAGATGATGTTCTCAGTGCAATAGCTCTTGGACAAATTACAAAAGGTTATGGTAGCACAATTTTAAAAGATAAATTTAAATTAAGTCTTCCAAAGATAGAGTACAGAACAAAAAAACCAAAACAACTTTCAGCGATAGATCAAATGCTTTTTGATCACATAAACAAAAATCCTAACATTCAACAGAAATATGAAGATTTAATGTTTCACGCTGGTTTGTTAAATCCTACAATATCAAGAAGTTTTAAACAGGTAGATGCTGGTTCAGCTGCAGCTAAAAATATTGCAGTGTTGAATGCCTCTTTCATAAATAGAGCAATAGATAAAGCAATGGATAAGAGTTATTTATCAGAATATGGACCTCTACCTTTCTACGCTAAATACTATAACGCACTAAAAGATGTTGTAGATCCCAACTCTCCTATCATGTCTGCTTATAGTAAAAAATCTTTGCAAAGTTATATTGATGGAGGAGAGAAGATAGCAAAAGCTAGAGGATTAGATTTAGATTTTAGACCACCAGTTTTTCAGGCAAGAAGACTAGAAAATCAAATGGGCACCGTTGATGACGGTAGAACAGTTTTACCGATGTCAATATTTAATAGTGTTGTAAAAGCAAAAAATGCAAAAGAGATATTGAACAAAGAACAATTATTATCTCAGTATAAAATCGGAGAACAAATTACAAACACAAACGCAAGTGGTTTTACAGATCTAAGATATGCTATCCCTGCAACTATGGAAAACGCTGACGGCGTAAGATTAAGTTTTATTCAACAAAAAAGAAATTTTCTTAACTCACCTGGTATAAAAAATAAAGTTGATCAGATAAATAGATTGTTTCCTGAAAGCAAAGGACAGATAATAAGTTTAGATCACATTCAACCACAAAGGTTTGGAGGAACAAATGATTCTTTTAATTTAAGATATATATTTGAATCAGGACATTTAAAAGGTGCGCAACAAACTTATAAAGAAAGCGATGACTTTACATTTTTTGTAAATCCTCAAGGCCAAGTAATTAACAAACGTTTAACGGTGTCTAGTAAAACCGCGATGGAAAATGAGGTTTATAAAAAAACAAAAAAGATAATTGACCTTGTTGCAGACGGAAAAATAAAACAAGCAGAGAAACTTAGTGAAGAAGTTTTTGTAGTTGTCGATAATTTTAAAAAAGTAAATCCAAATATAGATTTTAAATTAGGTATACCTTTCGTACCAGTAAAGTCTGGTAAAGATGTTATAACCTATGTTCCATACGCTAATTATAAAAAATTAAATCAAAAACAAATGCAACAGCTGTTCGCTGGAGACACACCTTTGATTCAAGAGTATGAGAATCTACCTAACGCAGGAGATACGATAGCCAAGTCATTTGATAAAGCTTATGAGAAATTAGCTCCTTTCATAGCAGAGGGTCAGAAGTTAAGTGACGAAGCAAGAAGAGGATTGTTTGAAATGAAAGCGAAAGGTGGTGCTGTTGGTTTACAAGACGGAGGAGATCCTGGTTTTTTTGAAAGTGTAAAGAAACAATTTTTTGAAGGACAAGATTATCCGTTTGCTGTAGCTTCAAATGAACCAATCGAAAACAAATTAAAAGATATAACACCAGAGCAGGTCATAAAAGTTTCTGATGATATAAGACTTCAAGGACTTGAAGATTTTATAAATAAACAAAAAGATAAATTTAGAAATCAATATGACAATGAAAATCTAAGTGAGAATACAAGGCAGTATATAAGTTCAAGAAACAACTATGCACAATTTTTAGAAGATAAAAAAATTGCTATATCAAAAGCACAGGTGTGTGGAGTTGATCCTAATGCACCAGGTTGTCAGGCATTTTTTCCAGACGGTAAGTTTGTTAACGGTATCACTAATGTGTCAACTGATTTAGGTCCAGACACTGTCTATGACGTTATGGATTTTTATGATCAAATGGAAAACACAGAATATTTTAAAGATATGTTTGCAAGAGCAAAAGGTCTGGGTAATTTTTCAGAGTCAACATCTCAGGCGAAGAAAGAAGTAATAGCTAACTCTATAAAAAAATTACCACTAGACACAGCAAACTTACTTGTTAATTTTTATCAATTTTTAAGCCCTACAGGTATAGCAGCAGGAGAGGCAAAGAAAGCTGCAATGATAAGAAAAGGAACGGACATTACTAGAGATGAGTTTGCAGACTACATAAAAGAAACTAATCCTGATGTAAGCGAAGAGTTTCTTGAAACTATTCTAGATGATGCGATGTTTAACTTTGATCAAGGTGTAGGTGTTGTAGCTGGTTCAACTGGCAAGATAGAAGAAAAATTTGGCAGAGAAGTTTTCATGCCTGCAGGTGGAATAGAGGGCAGAGATCTTACAGGACTAGAGGTTGCAAAACAGTATGGCATATCAGGTCTTGGTTTTTTACCCTTAATTGTTCAACCAACTTACACAGCCAAAATCATGGATGTTCTAAGCAGAAAAGATATTGGAACTTTTGGAAAAGTTTTACGTGTCACTCCTAGAGCTCTTGGTATTCCTACTACAAAGGACGCGATAGGAATATTAAAATTATTACGTGAAGTGGCTTATAAAAACAGATACGCCCCTATAAAAATACCGACTCGTGTCGGTGAGTTTGTTACCGCTACTGTAAAACCAGGGACAGAAGGTGTTTATTATGTTGGTGATAAAACATTACCACAATTAGGTTTAGCATTACCAGCAAGTGAAATAGCAAAAAGACAAAGCTATCAAAATATGATTCAAAACACTAATTTGTTAATTAGACAATTAGAGGATAAAAAAGTACAAGAACAAGTCAAAGCTGATGAGAAAGCGTATCAAGAATTTAAGCTGACCACACTTAAACCAGACTTTGAGTTTCAAGATCAATTAGTGCATTATTATCAAGATGCCATAAGAAACATGGTTGATGATCCTAACGCTCTACCTTTTCCAGATACAGACGACATTGAGTATCTTTCAAATTTACCGTTTGATCCTGAGGAAACTCCCAATAATGTTATCAGATATGCTAGAGAACTAGCCGATGCTTATATTGAAAGAAACAACTTAAAAAGAAACACAATTGGTGATATGCTGTTCTTCGACATGATGAACAAAAAGACTGACGAGAAAAAAGAGGATGATGTAGTTGATATCGTACAGGATGTACCACCAGGTTTAGCTTTAGGTGGAGATCCAGGACAGTTCACTGATCCACTACGTACACCAGATGATTCTGCAGTTAACATAAGAGATATACAAGAAGGCCCTGCATACATGGACCTAGATGAATTAGATTTATTTGAAGATGCAAAATTAAAACCAACAAAAGAAAGTGCGCTTCCAGAGGTGCAAGTCGCTAACGTTGTGTTTGGTAAAGTACCAGGTTGGGCAATTGCAGGAGCAAATAAGATTGATGATCTATTACGTTCAGGAAACACAGGAACTAGAATAGCGCAGTCGGACAAGATAGCTGATGCAGCGACAAGTGCTGGTGAAAAGATAAATAGATTTTACTCGAATCTCGAAGCACGGCTCATTGACCCTAATGCACCAGAAGTTTTCAATACACCTGCTGACTTATTTAATTTTTTACAATCAAAAGGTATTTCTAAATTTGAGGTAGAAGATTATCAAATACCACAGTTACTAGAAACAGTTTCAAAAACGGGCCAACCTATAACGAAAGCAGCTTTACTGGATAGAATAAAAAATGCTCCTATTCGTAAAATGCAAACAAAGGTTCAAGGATTTAGATCAGAGATAGAAAACGCTGATGGTCAGTTTATTAGAGGTAAGTATGGTGATTCATACTATGAGGGTGGTGCCATACCAGAAACATACAGAGAAAATATTTTATATTTAGATCCTGCGGATATACCTGACGATATAAAATATTATCAATACAGCACTCATGGTTTCTTTCCTGATGATGAAACAAAGTATGTTATAGGATGGACAAGAGGCACAGATAGGTATGCAATCATACCAGGAACAAAAACACAGTTACCTAATATCGGTCCAAAGACAGAAGAATTAAATAAACGAATTGAAAGACTAACGACCATATCCAATAGATCTGCAGAGGATTTGGTTAATCAATCTGGTGGACGTATAACACTAGATCAAGCGCAAAAGAATATTGACAGAGCTAGTAGAGATTTAGCAAAAGCGCAAGATGAGCTAGCGAACCTTGGTAAAACTGATTCTCCTGTAACAGGAAATCAAACAGTGCGTGTAACTTTTGCAGATGAGATACAGTCTGACATAATGCAGACGTATAGAAAAAAATTAGAAGAGGTTATAACTGATTACAACAAATTAGTTGAGAAAGGTATTGACGTTAAAGATACGCAGAAAATAAGACAAGAATCTTACAGACTAGGAATGTCAACTGATCAAGACGTACTATCTTTCTATGCAAAACATAAAGACATCATGCGTCCTCTGTTTAGAACAGAAGAAGACTTTGCTGCTTACATAAAAGAATTAAAAGAAAGTCAACAAGTGTTTAGAGACTTAGCACAAGTTAGACCTGGCATGCTTACAGGTGAGATGAGAAGTGGTGTGGCTGCTGCAGCTAAGAAAAGAGATAGAATATTGGAAATCTTTGAACAAGCGTACACAGATCCTAAGACAATGAAGAAGCTGTTTCCTAACGTTCCTATGAAAGATAGAAAAGTTTGGGGTGATGCTTTGGTTAAAAATGATCTGTACATGGCAGCAAAAAGAAAATTCATAGACAAAGATCCTAATGCATCTGATTGGTATGTTGTATCTCCTGCTGAACTCGTAACAGCAAGATATGGTCAAAGAGGAACAACAGCAACACCTTTTGCTGAAAGAACAAAAGAGATGAAAGGTATTGGTCAATATGAGTTTTATGGTGGACCTAATGTTACAGATCCTAACGGTAAGCATTATACAAGTGTATTGGAACAATCTTTACGAAGAGCGGCTAAAGTAAACAATGCAGAATTTAAAGTAGTAAAAGTTCAGATAGGTGAGGCAAAATCTGTAACCAGATCTGTGCAAGTTGTAAACGCACAGGGAGATGTTGTTAAAGAATTTAAAATGGCAAAGAGTGCTAAACAAAGCGATTTTGCTGATGTTATGGACAAAGCAAGAGATTATATTACAGAGTCAGGAGCGGAGGGCTTGATAGCTAGACCTGTTGAACTACCTTCAGGCTTTCCAACCGTAGATGCTTATGCTATAAAGTTGACACCAGAGATGGTATTGTCAACAAAAACACACCTAGCGTCAGGGGGTTATGTGCATTATGATCCGCTAGTGTCTATGGATGAAATGATAGGAGCAGCTTAATGGTTGTTGAAAAACCAGCAAATTACGACCAACCACAAACGGTTAATGACGAATTATTAATTCCAGCTCAGGTAGGACAAGAAGTTCAATTGGAACCTGGCACAGATGAACCTATCAATATTGAAATGACTGAAGATGGTGGCGCAGTTATAAATCCAGAACAAGAGCAGATAGAAACGGGTTTTGATGGCAATTTGGCAGAGTTTATCGATCCTGATGTATTAACAAATATTTCAAGCGAACTACGTCAATCATACGAAGATGATAAAGGATCTAGACAACAATGGGAAGAGGCTTACACAAAAGGTTTAGATTTATTAGGATTAAATTACAACGAAAGAAGTCAACCGTTCCAAGGTGCTAGTGGAGTTACACATCCACTTTTAGCTGAGTCTGTTACTCAGTTTCAAGCACAAGCATACAAAGAATTATTACCAGCTAGTGGGCCTGTAAGAGCACAAGTTATAGGTTTAGCTACAAAAGAAAAAGAGGATCAAGCTCAACGCGTTGCAGAGTTTATGAATTATCAGATGATGCATGTTATGGAAGAATACGATCCTGAGCTAGATCAAATGCTGTTTTACTTACCACTATCAGGATCAACATTTAAAAAAGTTTACTACGACTCCAACCTTGGCAGAGCTGTCTCTAAGTTTGTTCCTTCAGAAGATTTGGTTGTCCCATACTCAGCTACAAACCTAGAGGAATGTGAGAGAGTAACTCACGTTTTAAAAAGAACAGAGAATGACATTAAAAAAATGCAGGTCACAGGTTTTTATCGTGACATACCTCTACAGCCAAGTGAAGAAGATCAAAACAAAATTGAAGAAAAAGAAAGAAAACTTTCTGGTATAGAAAAAAATTCTTACAAAGATGATCAGTATACTTTGTTAGAGATGCATGTGGATTTAGATATTGAAGGGTTTGAACATCCTGATGGTATTAAACTACCTTACATAGTAACAATCGATGAGGGCTCTGGTGAAGTTTTATCTATATACAGAAACTACAGCCAAGAAGATTCTTTATATAAAAAACAACAATACTTTGTTCACTACAAGTTCATGCCTGGTCTTGGTTTTTATGGACTAGGTTTAATTCACATGATTGGTGGTTTATCTAGAACAGCAACAGCTGCTTTAAGACAACTAATAGATGCAGGTACTTTAGCAAACTTACCTGCTGGCTTTAAAGCAAGAGGTTTAAGAGTTGCAGATGACGATCAGCCAATACAACCTGGTGAGTTTAGAGATGTTGATGCACCAAGTGGTGACCTTCGTGCAGGGCTGTTACCATTACCTTACAAAGGTGCCGACCCAACTTTATTTCAATTATTAGGTTTTTGTGTTCAAGCTGGTAAAGAATTTGCAACAGTAGCAGATCAAAAACTAGGAGACGCTGCCAACGCTGGTGCTCCTGTTGGAACTACTATGGCTCTGATGGAAAGAGGTATGCGTGTCATGTCTGCCATTCACAAAAGAATGCACTATGCACAAAGAATAGAGTTTAAATTATTAGCTAGAATATTTTCACAATCATTACCACCTGTATATCCTTATGAAGTACAGGGTGATTTACAAACTTTAAAGGCTTCTGATTTTGATGAAAGAATAGACATTATACCTGTATCTGACCCTACTATATTTTCTATGTCACAAAGAATTACTTTGGCTCAGACACAGTTGCAGTTAGCACAAGCTGCACCAGAAATGCACAACATGTATGAGGCTTTTAGAAGAATGTATTCTGCAATGGGTGTACAAAACATTGAAGCAATACTTCCTGCACCTACAGGACCACAACCTCTAGACCCTGGTCAAGAGAATGCTACCTCTTTGTCTGGCGGAGCGTTGACTGCTTTTAGAAAACAAAACCATACAGCTCACATAGACGCCCATAGAGCTTTCTTTTCTAGTGCTTTAGTAAAAACAAATCCACAAACCATGATGATTTTACAATCTCACATAGCAGAGCACGTAGCATTACAAGCAAGAGAAGAGGTAGAACAAGAAATGCAAAAAGAATTAGAAGAGATGCAAGCAAAAGCTGGTGGTCAAATACCTCCAGAGCAACAAAATGAGATGCAAGAGCTATTAGAATCAAAAATTGCTGAAAGAATTGTGCAAATGACCGAGGAAATGGTTACTGAAGAGCAACAAATGATGGGAGAACAAGGTCAAGACCCACTAATTGAGTTAAAACAGCAAGAAATTAATCTAAAAGCACAAGATTTACAGCGAAAAGCCGCTGCAGATGAGGCAAAAGTTGCTATGGATGCAGCAAAATTAGCTCAAAATGAAGAATTAACCGAAGCTAAGATAGATTCACAAGAAGATATTGCACAATTACGTGCAAATGTTAATTTGTCTAAACAAAAAAACTAAAATGAGAACACCAGTAGAAAAATTACAAGAATATTTTGTAGAATTGATGGCTTTTTCCGACAAAAGTACACAAAGCTCAGAAGATCAAGTGCTTTTAGCTGGTGCAATGATGGGTGCAGCTAAAATGCTGTATCAAAACAACCTGTCTTTACAAGAATACAACGAGATTATGGATCATAATGGTAAAGACTTGATAAATCTTATAAAACCGACTATACATTAATCATTATGGCTAAGAAAAAATTTCCTGATTTAAGCGGTGATGGTAAAGTAACACAAAAAGATATTCTTATGGGCCGTGGTGTAATTAAAAAAGCTATGGGTGGCGGAGTAAGCCAAGCTATAAATGGTTTGAAGAAACAAGGTTTGAAAAATGGCGGTCTAGCGGGTAGACTGGCTCAACGTGGTTATGGAAAGGCAAGATCATGAAGTTTAAAAACACAAAGATGACTCAAGTTCCTAGTAAAAACCCTTTTCCAAATTCTGTTGTGGCATCTGATGCTGCAATAACTTTTTCTCCTTTTGTTGTGAAAAAGAATAAAGGAGCTGGACCTAAAGGACAAACTAGCAACATGCAGATTAAAAAAGTTCCATTTAAAGGTGTAAAGTAGTATAATCCCAAAATTAAAAAGGAGGTTTGTATGAACTTACTAAAAGATCTATGGGCACATTTAAAAGAGTGGTCCGATTGGAAAATGAAAGATTGGATCAAAGCAGCTATTGTAGCGTTGATCGTAATAATTATTATAGGAGCAATCTAAAATTTTATGTGGCAATTATTGGCTAAACCTTTACTTGGCGTCGTCGCAGATGGCGTCAAGGGTTTTGTAGAAACTAAGAAAGCAAAACAAGAATTAAAACTTACAACCATAAAAGCAACTCAAAAACTTAAAGAGGATCAGATAGCTGGTAAAGTTGCATGGGAGCAGAGTGCTGTTGACCAGATGAAAGGAAGCTGGAAAGACGAAGTAGCATTAATTGTTCTATTACTTCCAGCCGTTTTAGTATTCACGCCCTTACAAGAACATGTTCATCAAGGGTTTATCGCACTGCAAGATTTACCGTCGTATTATCACAATTTGTTATATATAGCCATTTCTGCCAGTTTTGGGATCAAGGCAGGATCTAGCGCAATAGGAATGTTCAAAAAGAAATAATGCCTTTAAATAAGAAAGGTAAAAAAATAATGAAGTCGATGGAGAAGACTTATGGCAAAGATGCCAAAGCTGTTTTCTACGCTTCTAAAAACAAAGGAGTAATCAAAGGTGTCGAAAAAAAGAAAAGATCCACTAAAAGGAACAGGAAAAAAACCAAAAGGTAGTGGTAGACGTCTCTATACTGACGAAAATCCACGTGATACTGTGGGCATTAAGTATGCTACTCCTGCTGATGCCAAGCGGACTGTGGCGAAAGTTAAAAAAATTAAGAAACCTTTTGCTAGAAAAATACAAATATTGACGGTTGTAGAACAAAGAGCTAAAGTCGCTGGCAAAAATAAACAAGCTGCAATTGCTAAAAAAGGCAAAGAGGCTATTAGAAAAGCGAAAGGAAAAGGATGAGCTACGAAGCGTTGTCAGAGTCAGTAAAGTTAAGTGAAGGTTTTAGAAACAAAATATATCAAGATACCGAAGGGTTCGATACGATCGGGTGGGGTCATAAAGTTGTCCCAGCGGATAATTTTGTTGCTGGTAAAGAATACACAGAAGAAGAGTTACAAGCAGTATTTGATAAAGATTTAAGCAGAGCAATAGCTCAAGCTAAACAGTTAATGACTCAGAATAACATTGAAGATTTACCTGAAACAGCCCAACACGTTTTAGCAGAAATGTGTTTTCAACTTGGACAGACAGGCGTGTCTAAGTTTAAAAATATGTGGAAATGCCTGCAGGAAGCTAATTTTATTGGTGCTAGTTATGAAATGCTGGACTCCAGATGGAACAAACAAACACCAAATCGTTGTAAAAAATTAGCTGATCTTATGAAGTCATGCGGATAGAAAACTTTTTTTCATATTACAAAAACGAACTAAAAGCTAGACAAGAGGTCATAAAAGACGCTATAGCTACAGGTGTAAAAGATTGGGATACATACCGATACATGATCGGTAGGTATAATGGTCTAAAAGAAGCTGAACAGGAACTCACGGACCTGCTTAAACAAACGGAGCTAGAAGATGAGTAAATTAATTGTGCCAAAACATGTATGGGATGGCAAAGCTGTTGAAAAACAGAAGAAAGAGATAGAAAAAGTACCTAATCCTACGGGATATAGGATCGTATTATTCCCACTTAAATTAGATAGTAAAACAAAATCAGGTATAATATTGACAGATGAAACTGTTGCTGAGTCTCAAATAACGACTAACATTTGTAAAGTTTTAAAAGTAGGGCCTGATGCTTATAAAGATAAAGACAAGTTTCCCACTGGTCCATGGTGTAAAACGGACGATTGGGTATTAATTACTCGCTATGCAGGATCTAGAATTAGAATAGACGGTGGTGAGTTAAGGATTATTAATGACGATGAAATACTGGCTGTCATTGATGATCCAAGAGATATATTGCCAGCTAACATATTATAAACATGGAGAAGTCTATGCAACCACAAGTGCAATCAGAGCAAGATAAGATGGTACCGATAGATACTTCGGGCGATCCTGTCGAGATAGAAGTAAAAGAAGAAAACAACAAGGAGCAGGCTCAGCCTAATCAACCTGAAGTTCAAGTTGAAGAAGCTCCTATAGTAGAAGAACCTAAAAAAGGTAAAGAAGAAGAATTAGAAGATTATTCTGCTTCAGTTAAACGTCGTATAGATAAACTGACACGAAAAATGCGTGAAGCTGAAAGACGTGAACAGGCTGCTATTGAATATGCTAAAAACGTAAACGATAAATATAAACAAGCTGTTAACCTTGGTGCGCAGAAAGATGAGCACGCCATAAAAAATATTGAAGACAAGTTAGTTACACAAGAGGCTTTTGCTAAAAGAGCAATGGAAGCTGCCATGCAGGCAGGTGATGTTAATAAGCAAGTAGAAGCTCAACAAGAAATAGCAAGGTTAGCTATAGAAAAAGAACGTGTAAATGTTTCTAAACAAAAACGTGAAAGAACAAAAGGTCAGGAGTTTCAAGGCGAACCTATGCCTGAGATACTACAACAAAATGTTCAACAACCTAATCAACAGTCTCAACCACCTGTTCCAGAACCAGATCCAAAAGCAACTGAATGGGCTTCTAGAAACTCATGGTTTGGTAAAAACAAGGTAATGACGTATGCTGCTATGGGATTACATGAGGAATTGGTTGAAGAAGGATTTGACGCATCGACAGATGAGTATTATACTGAGATAGATAAACGAATTGCAAAAAACTTTCCTCAACAAGGAAATCAAACTAGACCAACTCAAAAAGTTGGATCTGCAGCAAGAACATCGTCCACTGGACGCCGCACTGTGAAGCTCACACCATCACAAGTAGCGATCGCAAAAAAACTTGGTGTGCCACTTGAAGAGTACGCAAAACACGTGAAGGAGGCGTAAATGACTACTAAAGGAATTAAAAATCTAACACGCAAACAAGAAACCCGTGAAAAGGTGACTCGAAAGAGGGGATGGGTTCCTCCATCAAACCTTGACGCACCAGAACCACCAGAAGGTTTTCACCACAGGTGGGTACGATCCGAGTATCGTGGTCAACAGGATGAAAAAAATGTCATCGGTAGATTACGAAGTGGATACGAACTTGTAAGATCAGATGAGTATCCCGATAGAATGGACTTACCAGCTATCGAAGATGGAAAGTACAAAGGCGTGATAGGCACAGGAGGGCTTCTTTTGATGAGATGTCCAATCGAAGTAAAAGAGGATCGGGACGAATACTTCCGTAATCTTACTAACGATAAGACAAAGGCCATTGAAGAAGACCTACATAAAGACGAGCACCCCGCGATGCCGATCTCACAAGATAGGCAGAGCAGAGTAACATTTGGGGGCAAGAAGTCTTAATTAGTAAGATCATTGTCTCTGAAGTAATTTAGGAGACTACTATGGCTAACATAGACCAAGCATTTGGTTTAAGACCAATAGCTAAAGTTGGTTCTGCCCCAGGCGGAACTACAGGTACAACTAAATACTCTATTGCAAGCGGAGCAAGTGGCATATTTACTGGTGATCCAGTTAAACAAGCAAACGACGGAACAGTCGTTGTAGCAACAGCTGGCGACGCTATAAGAGGAGTATTTATGGGATGTTTCTACACAGACCCAAGTACCGATAAGCCTAGATTTAATAATACGTTCCCTAACGGAACGGCTGCATCTGATGCGATAGCATTTGTAGCTGATGATCCTCATCAGTTATTTATCTGTCAGCAAGATTCAGATTCAGTAAATCTAGTAGCTGCAAATTTAAACGAAAACTGTAATCTAGTTTTCGGATCTGGTAGCACCACTACGGGTATATCAG